GTTAGATCCATCCCAGCATCACCCGGCTTTGCATAGGTTGGAATGATTGCTTCTTCGTGTAATTTTTTGATATTGATTTTCATGATATAACTTTTACGTATCCTTGATTAATTGTGTCACCTATAATATAAGAATAATTAAGCGAATCTAATAATGTAGTGACAACTTTTTTCATTTGTTTCGAATTACCTGTTATTATATGTGCAGGTAATGATTGTAAATAAATCCAATTGATTACTCGATCATGTACATCATGATGTCGAACGCCGTGCAGATCGAGTGTCGGTATCGGTTTCCTTGATTTCTTGTTCATATACAGATTGTAATTGTACTGTATCTTTTATGTGCATTGGCTCATATGGACAATGCCGACATTTACTACCGCAGCACTTACCTCGTTTGATATGATGCTGCGGTGTAAATACTATTTTACCATTTTCAAGATAATAATCCATTAAACATTGATCTCACAAGCTCCGCCGGCACATGCCACTTCACCTTTTTGATCGGTGTTATCTTCAAATTCAATAACAGTAGACAGATCAACTTGTGACAATGACTTCATCATCTCGTTATATGTATCCTCAGTACAATCTTCGAACGGGGCTTGAATATATGAACCACCGTCGTATGGTAACACCGATAATCCATTATAACAATTTCTATTTTCAAACATCCATTCACCAACTATATCCCACTCTTCTGGTTTGATAGATACTGTCGCGGAAATGTTATGCGTGTTTTGTCCTGAACGATGCCCCGGCTTTATCCAATTCAAGTAAAACCATTTTACTCTTTCTAACAAATCCATTGCTGATTCTGTTCTGAGTATTGATCCTGCAGGCGATTTTTGCGGAACTTCGATTACTGCTGTATCGTGTGGACGGAAATATTCATCTTTAACCAACTCAGGATGATGTACAGCCAAGTGAGTATAGATAGATTCGTTTTTGCCAACACGCATACGACGAATGTAATAATCATTGTGCCAAGCATGTATACCAGATGATGTACCTAATACAAGTGAACTAGTACCTGATGGTTTAATTGTAGTACATCTAGCAGCCGCATTAATTCCGATAGCCTTAGCGGTTTCGGCATTCTGTAATTTGACTTCATTAGCAGCTTCCTGTAAGTCGAACTTCTGTGCTGCACCTGATCCTATGCCGGTCATACCAACGCCTATCAGTGCTTCTTTCTCAGTAGTACGCTTCCAGATAGGTCTAAGATAATGAAAGTCGGTATAGCCCGCCTGAAGAGTTCCTATTAGTGCAGCAGCACGAACTCTAGCATTGAGGTCTTCTTGCGATTCAACATCAGAAACATTTACCTCACACAGATTACAAAATTGATATGGTCGTAATGCAATCTCACAACATGGATTAGTTCCCCAATCCTTATCATTGTTAAAGTAGATGCCCGGCTCACCACTTCCTGAATTTTTGATTTTCTCCCAAAGACTCATAAAGAATTCTTTGGTAATCTTATTACGCAGCAATACTGCTGAATTGTTTGCACGTCCTCTTTGTGGATTCATTTCCCACCAAGCCCCGGACTTGCAAGAAATCATTTCATCGTCATCAGCACTAAAAAGACAAATAAGAGCTGCTCTACGAATACCACCAGCCAAAACGGCATCAGCAATATGGCAGACAATATCGTGTACTTCAATTGTGCTAAGTTTATCTCCATTTTCTTTTCCATCTAATATACCTTGAATTTTTATTAAACATTCTTTAAGCGGTTGTGGTCCGGGTGCTTTACCGCCTGACGTTATCAATCTCGCACCCTTCGGACGAATATCACGAAAATCAAAATTCAATGTAGGTCCGCCCGAAAAATATGATTTCATCAACATTTTTACTGCATCGGCCCATCCTTCAATTGAATCACTGATTAAATATCTTCTAAACTTTGTAGTATTAGGTTTATGTATCTCAGGTAAATAATCTACATGATGTTTTTGTACTGAGTATCCTACTCCAGTTCCTCCTAATAATAGAAACATTACTTCACCAAAGGCTCTCCAATCATCAATAGGGAGATATGCACAATTGTAAATTCTGTTAGGAGAAATTTCGATAGGCTTGCCCCCAAATTGAAGACTACGCATTGATGGTAGTACTTTTTTATCGAATACGAATTCATATGCACTTCTGATTTCCGATTCTAGTTGCGGATACTTTTTAATGTGCATGTCCATGTTTCTTGTAACCATTTCATTCCATACTTCACGACGCTGTAATTCAGGGATGAATCGAGCATACTTTGTATAGATGGTTATATCACTCAATATCTTATTTGATAGTTCCATTTTATGTTTTGTTTTTAATGATTGAAGCCATAACTACTTGGGGCTAATATAAATATCTTATCCTAGGCTTCCACCGTTGATTTCCTTAAACTTTTGTGATAAAGTTTTTCTTAAAACTTCTTCTCCAGAATCCATTGTCTTTTTGACGCTAGTTCCTTGAACTGAGGTTTCTTCGAATATTTGCATCTGCCCATTAGACATATTGATTTTGCTCGGTAACGTCAATCCATCAGGTCCGAATCTATTCTTGATAATAAAGAATCTTCCCGTGCCTGATATTTTATCTGTAACCTTTCTTGATAGTGAAATCACAAAGTCGCCTATCATAATTTTTGCATACGCACCGGCAACCTGTTCACCACTAATAATATCTGTCTCAGCACCTGAACGACCTGCCTGCGATGCTGTAAAGATAGGCACTTCATATTCACCGGCCATACCACGAAGATCTTCATAAATGTTTTCCAATTCCAAGTGATGAGCATCTTTACTTTTACCTGATACTTTTAACAAGTCAGCATAATCTACAATAATCAAATCAGGCTTTGTACCATTGATAATGAGTTTATTTATATGAGCTCGAAGAGTGTTACATGATGCTGTTTTGGTTGGATAATACTGAGGTATCAATTTACCGGGTAACTTTTCCAACTCATGTTTAATTTCCTCAACGTGATATTTTAGATTTTGTGTGGCAATACCTGTAACAATTGCATCATATCTTTGTGATATGTAATTTTCATACAATTCCAATGTATAGTGTACAACCGTTTTACCTTTACGAACTGCCTGAGCTCCTATATTCATTAGAGCAGTACTCTTACCACCACCGGGGCCTGCAACCATAATAATAAGTTCGCCCTTTGCAAAACCACCACCCGCAATTTCATTAATTACTGGCCATGGAGTTGGAATCGTATCTCTCGTAGCTTCTTGATATCTCTGTTCAACACTTTCAACATAGTTATATCCTTCAGTAACCGGTTCACCGGCACGCATTGCTCCATCTATCCTTACTTTAATCTTATCATAGTCTCCTCGTTTCAAATCATCTGCGGAATCTAGAATAGCACGTTTTATACATTGATTTTTACAGAACCTTAAAGTTTCATCCTTAATGTATTGCAAATCATCTGATTCCATATGCTTCATTACCTCACGCAATGAATCAACGATTGCAAGTTTCATCACATCTCTACTAACTGCCAATGCTTTTGTTTTGAAAACATCTATTGTAGGCGGACTCTTATATTCTTTAAAGTACTCCAATATAGTTTCTACTATCCAATTGTTGGATTCGGACTCAAAAAACTCAGGCAATATGATATCAGATATTTGTTGCAAATACAATTTATCTGATAGTAGCGCCGAAATAATTTTTATTTGGAACGATGTTCCGTATGCTGCTAATTTATCACTCATAGTTTAAATATATAGAAAAAAATACATGACCCAAAAGAATCATGTATTTTTATTTTCCTGTCTCATAACTGCAAACCCTGCAAGATAGTTAAAACTATCGGTCATCCATTTGTCGGGGTCTTTAAAATTGGAATAGGATTTATCTTCCATTAATAATCGTTTGAATCCAAATCGATTTAAGGTAGGAATTTCTTGTTTCAATGCTATTTCCCGGACAACACTTTTGGTACTACCAGGTATATCTACATCTTCTAATTGCATCAATTGATAATTTAGTCTCAGTAATTTCTCCGAGTCCAATACTTTTTGATAAATCTTATTTGTAGATATAGTTACTCTATCATTGGCCAATTGAAGTATTTCATCCAATGTAATTTTTCTAGGTTCCATTAATTCTGGAAAGGCCTTAATAAGCGTTTTCAATCCTACACCGTCAACGCCTTTAATATTGTCAGAAGCATCACCTACAAAGAGTTTATACATCAAATAATTGTGTGACGGTACTCCTATTTTTTCCAACACCGTACTACTAGTATAGGTTGTTTTTGTTATAGGACGCCATACAGATACTCGATCATCAATTAATTGCAAGTAATCTTTATCATCCGACATAATGGTAATGTGCTTGGCTTCGGTGAATACATCTGTAGTCAGATATGCAATAACATCATCAGCTTCAACATTATCAATTGATAATATGGTAATAGGTAGAGTATCCAAATATTGTATGAGCCTGGACAATTGGTTTTTCATGTTCTGCATTTCTGCTTCAACATTTATTTCCATATGATCAGGTCGATTAAATTTGGTATTGATCTTTCTACCGGCCTTATAATCTGCATATAGATCACGGCGTCTTACCGAACCTCCTTTGCCATCAAACACAATAATCAATCTGGTAGGATGTACACTTCGAGTAACAAATGCTATAGATTTCAAAAATCCTGTGATACCTCCTATGTGCTCCCCGTCATCATTTACTACGGGTACAGCACTAAAGACACGAATAAATGAATTGAGCCCATCGACTATAAGTATTTTATCATCTGGCGCAGATTCTTTATTGCCGCCTTCACGCAGTTCCCGTAGTAATTTGACGTAGTCTCTCATAACTAATTTTGATATTAATCTATTCCTTCAAGTTGTGTATCAATAATCAACTCATCGGTTAATTCAGTTTCATCTTGATTTTTATATTTAAGCACATACTTCTCACACAATTCCTTGTATATACGGTCTTTAATATTGACGTCTTCAAGAATGGTTTTTCTGAAATCCTTTGTTTTAAACTTGGCAATTACCTCACCTGTAGTTTCATCTGCATACGTATAATTACCTGCCGATCCTGATATGATTTCTAGTTTCTTAAGCATTTCCAACAAACTAAAATCATCATCAATGCCGCGATTAAAATAGATAGGATATGATACCGCACGTAACGGCGGACCCATTCTATTCTTAGTAACTTTGGCAGAAGTATTGATTCCTACAACATCTTGCTTACCTGCAGGCCCTTCTTTAATCATACCTGTCGGCGTCAACCTTAAACGAACACTAGAATGGAAAGCAATTGCCTTGCCTCCGGAAGTTGTCCATGGATCCGAGAATGCTGGGGCATTCATTCTACTTCTCAATTGATTGGTAAAGATTAACAAAATCTTTTCACGTGCAATTAAGTTAGTAATCTTTCTCATTGCCTTGGATAAGATAATTGCTTTGGCTGTATTGTAACCATCCTTGTCCCATTCAGCGGCCTGTTCCTGCTTGGTAGAAGCACCTGCTACAGAATCCACTACAATTGTTACTGGACGATCTTTCTGTGATTTTCTAACAGATTCAATGATACTTTCAATTGCTTCAAAAATATCCTCAACCGTTTCTAAAGGAACATATAACATTTCCTTAAGATTGGCGCCGATTGCTGCCAAAAATTCACTAGAAGTAGCACTTTCAGTGTCAATATAAACTGACAATCCTCCCATCTTCTGTGTATTAGCTAATGCGTGTGCTGCTAATAACGACTTACCTGATCCCTCTAGTCCCGTAATTTCTACTATACGACCCATCGGAAACCCGCCATTAGGTCTATTACTAATGGCAAGGTCCAATGCAGTACATCCTGTCGGTATCCATCCTGAAACCTCACTCGGAGAATCATGATCACCATCAAGAAAATAAGCAACTTTCAACGCACTCGCTTTGAATTGCTTATTGAGATTTTCGGCTAAGGTTACAGCAAGGTCGTCTTGTAATTCGACTTTACTTTTTGCTTTTGCCATAAACTATTTTTACTTGTTAAACAATGAATCAAATGCAGACGCCACATCTTCTACTTTTGCAGCAGAAGTCGTTTCAGATTGAATTGGTGCCTTAGCAGACTTGGTTTCGTCTTCCTTCGGAGCTTCAGGAGTTTCACTTGGATTCAACCAATTCTGAAGAAGATTGTCAATTTCTTCATATGAAAACTCTTTGAACAATTCAGTGATCTTAGGCTGATTCTTAATCAACTCAAGAACATCTTTACTGTCTGTCATTGGTGTAACATTAGGTTTAACGCGTATAGAAGTTTCTGGATAATCTTTTCCAGTATTTTCTTTTGATTTGAACTCTACAGTAATGTCACGTCCGTTCATTGGATCTGTGATATCACCGTAATCCGGGTCTGTAATAAATCCTAAAAGTTCTTGATAAACTGTTTTTCCAAATCCCCAGAATTTAACGCCTTCACTTTCTTTTCCTCTAATGAGGACCGGAACATAACAACGCATTTTTGGTTCTAGAGACTTACCCATTTTCCAATCATCCTTATTAGCTGTAGACTTTAACTTTTCAGCAAACTCTACAATTGGGTCAGGACGACCAAAAGACATTGGGGAAAGAATGTTCTTACCTGAAAAATTGTAATGGAAGTACATTTCCAAGAAAGGATTTTCACGGTTATGAATATAAGGAACTATACGAACTTGATGAGTTCCCGGAGCAGGCTTCCAAAGATTTTCTTGTTTAGTGGTTTTGGATTGCAGTGCCTGTAATTTGTTTTTGATAGCATTAATGTCGATTGCCATGATTTTGAAGTTTTTAATTGTTAATAAATAATTGATAATTGCTAATTAGAATAGAGTCTAGAATTATTCTGAGTAACAACATTTCTTAATATAGTAAATTTATATTGTATGTGCAAACTTTTCCTGTAAAATATTTCTAGAATTTTTGATTCTAGTTTCGGATAAACGATAATTGCATATTGAAATTTGTCTCGCAATAGGAGACACAGGAAATACCGGTGCGGCCATTTTATTCATTCATTTAATAATTGACAATTGATAATTGGTAGTAAAGTAACTATCCTATTATATAAATAAATATCTAAAAAACCGATTAGAATATGGAGATGCCGACATTTTTTTGTCGGCATTCTTATGTTTATTTAGTCTAACGGGCCAAATTCACCTGCCAACATACGTTGATTGAAATCATGATCCGATTCAGTAGTAATAGATATTTCATACGGGCCTGCTTCAATACTACGACCGGTGCTACGCAAATTGTAGTTATGAATTTTTTCTCCAGAAACCACTTTACGAACCAACATTTTAACTTGATTTCTCCATTTAGGATTATTTTTGGTACTAATTGTTTTGGTTTTTGCGCCGCTGCCGAATGGTGCCGATGCTTCTATCGGAACATTAATACTAACAATCGTATCTGGTAGTTTATCTATCGCGTTAAATAGTTTCTGATAATTTTTAAAGTTTTGAAAGTAGCCTTTATCCTCTCTCAATACTTTTCTAATCTCTTCGCGAATTAATTTTTTGAACTCTGTGAGTTTCATGGTTTTTTTTTTGAATGACGTATGTTATCCCTGATCAGTGTGTCGTTAACCTACTGAATAAAACTTATTATTGATAAATGCAACAGCAGCTCCTTCAGTAGTATAATTATCATTCACTACTTCAAAATCACCATTACCTTCATTATCTAGATTACCTAAGCCTTCTATTTCTAATCCGCCCGCTCTGGCAGCTGCTCTAAAATGGTTCATTGTTTTAAACTTTCCAGCTTTAATTGCCTTTGCTAAATCAGTTGAATCAAAATCTTTAGATACAAGTTTTTTAAATATTTGAACTGCTTTTGCTCCTTCTGGAGTTTTTAGATATATCTTAGAAGCTTTTTTAATCGGTCCTGAGAAATCTGCGTCATTAAAATCTCCTTGTATGGTAACCTCTTTAATTACTTTGCGAATCTCTTCACGAATTAATTTTTTGAATTCTGTGAGTTTCATAGTTTTTTTTTTGATTATTATTTTATATAAATTTGTTATAGACTAATAATTTTATTTATTTTAGTCGGGAATACTTTTATTTGTCCGCCTACCGTCAATATCA